GTTCGTGCAGCCACTCGCACCAACCTCGGCGGGACCACGGTGGGCAATGCGGTTTTTACTGCGGCGACAACTAACGCTGCCAGAACTGCTCTTGGTGCAAGCATTGTGGGTGCAAATATATTTACTGTTCCCGAACAGTATCAGGAACTTTATCTCCGAATCAACGCGGACAACACAGTTTCTTCTCTTACTCCGGCAGCTACCCGCACCAATCTCGGACTTGGCACAACCAACGCCGTAACCTTCTCCAATATCACGGCCAGCGGAACCCTAGCAGTCTCCAACACCGCCACCTTCGCCACCAACGTCTCAGTCGCAGGCTCCCTGTCAGTCGGCTCCTTCACCACCACCACGCCCTCCACATGGGCTTTAGACGCAACCCAAACCGCAGCCGCGACCAATGGACGGCTGACCCTGCCATCGAATGCCAACGTCATTCGCCTGACCAACAACAACGCAATTAGCTCGGTCACAAACGGCGTCCTCGGCGCGTTTTATTATGTGGTCAATCAAGCGACCAACGCCGTGACCATCAGCAATGTGGGCGGCATCACCATTGACGGTGCGCAAAACTTGACCCTGTCGCCAAATGAATCCGCCACCCTCGTCGCCACCGGAGCCACCAATGTATCCGTGGTCAATCGCGGCGATCTGACGGATGTCGCGCTGGGCGGCACGGCGAATACTGCACCCTCGCAGACGGCGTCGAGTGGGTCGAGTTTGATGACGCGAGCACTGACCGATAATAATTCCCTGTGGAACGTAGGCTCTGTGCGGCCCTTGGGGGCTTATGCGTTTGATGGAGCAAACGGGGGCAGTGGCGCGTCAGCTTATGCTTTTGGGGGAGCATCACTCACACCGGCAACAAACGCCAGCGGCTTTGGGCGTGCGCGGCTTTATTATGGGCTCAACAATAATTCGTCGCTAATTGGAACGGGAATAAACATGGGCCAAGGCATCGCAGTGGCTGCGGTCATTGCAATGCGAAGCGAGGACGTTGCCGAAGGAAACGTAGTGCGCTTAATTGTCGGAAGCCCAGATACGGTTGCCCCAGCCAACAGCAATGCAATTACAACAGCGGGATTTGGTGTCGAGTTTACTCGCTCAACGACCAACACAAATAACTGGCCTGCGCCAATAACAAAAGCGCGACTTTTTGCTCACGATGGCACTACCTATCGCACTTCTTCATATACTCCCGATTTTCGCGGTGAATTTAACAGTCAAGTGGCTTTTGTAGTGGCGAAAACAGCGGCAGGCGTTGTCACCCTGCACATGGACACATCCATTCTGCCGCACGGGGCTGCTCCGCAGAGAGTTCCGCTTGCTCCAGTTTTGACAATTACCAACGGTCCCAGCGGCGGAAACGGCGCACCGAGCGTTGATTTTATTACCGCAAACACATCAACAAATGCTCATGCGACTCCAAACGTTGCCTTTTTTTACAACGGCATGGTTGAGATAAAAGACTAACCATGAAACTCCTACTCTCCAACAACCAGCTAACCCGCTACTCGCAGTCGGGCGCATACGCCACCACCACCAGCATCCCCTTGGACGGCGACCTAGCCACAACCGCGCAAACGCTTCTGGCATGGCTCCAAGCCCAACTCGTCGAAGGCGAAAGCGTAGGCCAAGTGTTCATCGAGCCGGACGGCACACACTCTGATTACGAGACAAGCGAGGACGCTGAAGGCATCGAATCGCAGGTCGCCACCAGCACCCGCGCAAAGCTCTCCGCAGCCGTCACCGCTCACGCTGCCGCCGGATCACGCTCCGTTGTATTCAGTAGCGAGTCCCTGCCAACCGAATTGCGGGATGGTCTGCTCGCCGCATGGGCGCAAATAGAAAGCATTTAGCACTATGGTCATCTCACCGAACAAATGGGAGTTGGATGTGCAGGGTTATCTTAACGTCTGCAACATTTCCGCCGCCACACCTCGCCAGCAGATCCGCGACTTTTCCAAGGGGGTTAATGATCTGGGCTTGTGGAACTCGATGGTCTGTTGGCCGTTGCGGTCTTCGCAGAACTATGGGAGTGGCGACACCGTGTTTTCGTTGGGTGGACGCGGGACATTCAATGGGACGCGAGTGGGAGGACCGACTTGGGGAGCCAACGGCATCACCATTACCTCCAGCGCAACAATTACGGACGCTGGCGGGGCTCCGACTTTTCCGACTTCTATTGTCGTTGCTGGGAGACGAGTTTCCGGCTCTGGATCAACCCAATGGGAATATAATTCGGGTACAACAAGTAGGGCATTGGCCAAACGAATGTATGCTAACAACTCGGCTGGACTGGCCATAAGTGGCGTTGGCTACATTGTTCAGGTTGATACCAACGCGCAAACATTGACCGACAACTTTGAGGTTGTAACTGGCATTGTTCCTTCTGCCACAAATTCGCAAGCCGAGTTTTTCATTAACGCCACAAAACCAGCGCAAACGGCTGGCGGAGCATCGTGGGGAACTGGCGCGTCCACTTCGGGAATTTTGCAAACAACTGGCGACGGCCAGTTTGAAGCATCCATGCACGCTGTATTCAACACGGCAATTAACGCACCCGCATTTTATCAACTCTACAAGGACACATTGGGCCAAGGACTAACGGGACTATGAGCTACGAACTAACCCAACGCACCATTGCCGTAGCTCCCGAAGCCGTGGCGACCTTGTTCCCTGCGCTCAATGCCCAATACGGCGAAGACCTGTCCTACGGCAGCGGCAGCACGCGAACCATTGGGGCATTTTGGAACGATGCCGAAAAGACCAGCATCTATGCGGCGTCGATGGAGCGCGGCAACATTGTCGGCCAATCGCTCACAGATGGCCGCGTGGCATTTACTTGCCTGTGGCAAGCTGACCTCGCCGTTGCCTTTGATGCTGGCGGCATTGAAGGCGTGGAGCAGTTGAGCGCGGAGCAACTGGCTGGGCTGACGCCGATACCGGAGGCCATGCCGTGAGTATAGAGACGGTGCGTAATGAGCGAGGGGTAAAGCTCACCATGAGTGAGTTGATTGCGGGAGTCGGGCTTCTCATTGCTGTATTAGCCGCCCTCAATGGATGGATTGTCCTTCCTGAACAAGTAAGGGTGGTGCAAAACAATGACGCCAAGCAGGATGCCCGAATTGAACTTATACAAAAGGAGGCCGTTGTCCGCAATGAAACCCTAGCCCGTATCGATGAGCGCACTAAAAGAATCGAAGAATATTTGCAATCCAAGGGATTCTAGTCTAGCTTTATAACCACTATGAAATCACTATTCGCAAAAATCTGGGGGATTACTACCTCTGTCTTTAACTTCTATCTTCCGATCCTCAAGGAGATCGCTTCCTCTTCTGTTGCGGTGTTGCTCCCCATTGCTCTGGAGATTGTCCAGTCCTTGGCCGAAACCAAAAAGACCGGATCTGAAAAGCGCGAGTTGGCAGTTAAGAGGCTGACCTCCGAAGCAAAGAAGCTGGGCTTTTCCGCCTCTGAATCCATTATCCGTTTTACTATTGAGTCCGCTGTCCAACGCACCAAGATCGAAGCCCAATGAAAGACCGCATCCTAGCCTTCCTAGTAAGCAAGTTGGGTGGGGTAATGACCCCAGTCATCGCCGTTGTTGTTGGTGCCGCTATCGCCCAACTCGCCATGGTGGACCCCAAGCTGGCCGAGTCTGTGGATCAGGTTAGTCTTACGGGGTTCTTGGTTGCCCTCATCCTTTCCTTGGTCAACTACTTCACCAACAAGGTAAACGTCAGTGGGATCAAGAAGATCCAAGCCTTGGTCAATACCGATGTTGATGGGGTTGCGGGGCCCTTGACCTACACTGAGGTTCGCCGTGCCGTTACTATTAAGAAACCAGTACGCCGTAAAAGCAAGTGAGACTTTCCCATGAACTACTCAAAGCTATCCTCGTCCAAACCCCGCCTGAAGAAGATCGCAGAAATTTCTTTGTACGCCTCCTTACCTCCCTCAAATTCGGGGTCAAGCTATCCTACAAAAAAGGAAAGGTTGCCAGACTCTTCCGAGTCGGAGGTGGAGCAGATTTTTAGGCGTTGGGATATTGGCAAACGAGTTTGTCGCTGTTGGTAGTCTAACGCCCAAATGTGGCAATGGATCTTAAATCTTTTCGTAAGGAAATCAAGCAGTGGCCAAGTGCCATCCTTGCCGAGTACTTCATCGCCCTCCAGCGAGAACTCAAAACCCGAGCCATCCACCAAGAGGGGCTATCCAGAGGTAGGGTTCACAACCCCGAACAAAAGCCAAAGGAAGATAAAACCAGAGGCCATCGTCCTCCACCACAGCGGAGGAAGCTACAACGGCGGGGTAAGTTGGATTCGCAACCCCGAAAGTAAGGTCTCCTACCATTGCCTGATTGCCCGAGACGGAAGAAGGGCGGTCTTTGGGGAGGACACTGATAGGACATGGCATGCAGGGATAAGCAAGTGGAAGGGGCGGGGTGACCTCAATAGCTGGTCTATCGGGGTTAGCTGGGAAGGGGATACCTACACCTATCCCTTGGGTGACACCGCCATTGAGTCGGCCTTGGACTACATCGTGCCCCGCATGAAGAAGTGGGGCATTCCGGTCTCTATGGTGCTGGACCACCGCATGGTCAGCGGACCCCGAAAGAATGATATTGCACCAATCCAGTATGGAGTGTTTATTGAGAGACTCATAAAGAGACTTAAAGACGATGAAAAAGAAGAAGGAAAGTAAAAGACCCAAACGTCCAGCAAGCGAGCCCTGCTATTTCTGCGGCTCAGAAAATATTGAACACATCAAGGTTGGCACTGTCTCAATCTTCAGATGCAAAAACTGCGGCGAACAAACCGACTAGGATGGCCGACCACTCTCCAGAGATGCAGAAGGTGTTGGACCGTCTGGCTAGGGAGCTTGTTGAGTACTTTGAATCCGGCATGGTTGTCGCCACCTTTCAGGACGGGTCTACCACCAAGAATGCTTTCGTCAAATTCGGTAACGAATACGCAGTCGAAG